TAGATATTACTTGCTGTAGCTTGAGGTGAGTTAGCTGAATCATGTCAGCAAAACCTATAGTCTTACTAACTATAGACTCTATTCTACCCTTGTAAATTCTAGGCGCACATATAGTGTAGTTCATTTCTACCTTAGTAGTATCAGCCATTGGCCTAGTCATATTCTCCGCCATCTTCCAGTCTAGCATCATGTTAGACCCTAAGACTTTAACACCTTGAAATAAAACCTCTATACTTCTTGAAACTCTATCAAAGTTATCGTTTTTAGGCGGATCAAAAGTATCTGGTTTTTCTAGTATTTTTTCTAAACCTTGATCTGTATGCTTGAGTTTGAAAACTTGATCCATATAGGTCTTATACTCAAAGTATAGTACTTGAACAGTGTTCTCATCATAAGCACCCCAACCATATATGTAATTTTGGTTGCTATATGATTTTTGTATTTTAGTTAATTCCTCATCTGATATGTGAGGGAATTGTTGCTTGATCTCTGCTATGGTAACCGCTTTTACTTCACCTACATAGTATATATCTTCAAAATTTGGATCTTCCGTATATGAGTGTATCATATAAGCTGGATCTACATAATCTAAAGTAATACCTTCAGCGGTATTAAAGTTTGTTTTAGCAGCAGCAATACCCAACGTAACAAGATCGTAGTTAAGCCTACGCTTAAGTAAGTCGTATTTATTTTTATCAAGTGTTTGAGTTATAGCTTCTTCCTCTGCTATTTCTATAGCTTGCTTATATGATAGCTGCAAATGTAACTCCATTTCCTCCATTGTTTTAGGAAGATCTATGGCTGGTATATTTGTACTAGATATATCTTGACCTGTTGTTTGCTTTACCTCTTGTATAATGTCTTGACCAAACATATCCATAGCTAGTTTGCTAGCGTAGTCGGTTCTTTTCTTGACAGACATAGGATCATTAGCATAGGCTTTAATGTCGTAGTCTTTGTTAGATATACCATTGGTTAGTATGTCCACAAACTTAGATAATATAGGAACTGGTTTCCAATCTAAATTAAGATAAGATAAATCACCATTAATAGATAACTCATCTTTGTATTTTTGTGTTGGTTGCTCTCCTCTAGCGTATAATCTTCTAGTGTGGTAATTGTCAAAAGAAGTTAAATACCTGTTTCCGTTAGTTCTACCTTGTGAAAACCATTCAGACTGTATGGCATCAGCAACTTGCTCTCCATATTTCAGACTTAATTTTTCCTCCAAAGGTACTACCTGATTGGGAAAAGCGCTGTTAGTATTATAATTTATATTCATTTACTTTATAATTTTAGAGGTAGCCCCAGTGTTGTCGTATCTTTTTATACCTAAATTATAAGATATAATTTCTCTTTTTTGTATAGGTCTATATCTATTTTTGTTGCAAGCCATTAATGCTAATCCAGAACTAATAGAAGCATCATGCTTCGTCCTGTTATTTATATTGAATCTACTCCAGTCGTTTAATGTTCTTTGAAAGTACATATCACCGTAGCCTTTATCCTGTAAACCTATAAAGCTTTCTATGTAAGTCTCTATAGCAGCAGCGTGAGCTTGCTTAATATCCTCGCTTGAGTTTGGTATACCACCAATGTCTCTTTCAGTCACAGACAATTTATTATATACTTTATCTGGTCTGTTCATTGAGAAACCTCTATATCCTCTACGCTTAAAATGGTAAAGCAACCTAGGTTTATTGTTCTCACAAAGTATAGGCATACCATAAAAAACACAAGCCATTAAGACATCTTCAAAAAACATCTCAGCTGTTTGAGGTCTAGCTATGTATTCTAAAAAGAAATGATTAGGTGGAACATCCAACATACTAAAACTAGTTAGACCGTGTAAAGCTCCGTTAGAACCTCTATTGTCTACAGTTCCTGATATATCATAGCTATCACAACCAAATGCACCTAAACCGTCATTACCTGGATATTTAACACCATTCTTTACTATCACACGATTTTGAAGATTTTCAGGTGGAACCCATGTAACTAAAAACCTTCCTGTATTGTTTGGAACAAATATAACACTCGTATCTTTTATACCATCTCTCCATTGAAAGCTACCTTTTGTAACTAAAGAGCTATGTCTTAGATCGCCATTGAAATCTATTTGCTCGTATATTTTTGTTAGATTAAATAAGGATTGTTTTGCTTCGTCTCTAAATGCATGATCCTCTGTTCTTGGAAATTGTCTGTAAAACTCATTCAACGCATCTTGATCACCCTTTAAACCATCAACTTCATTTTGCCAATAATCTATAACACCTAAATCTATTATATCTCCATTTGGCCCAGTGGTTTCAGTCTCTGGTGTTTCGAATACAGGTACTCCATAAGAATCAATGTATCCTTCGTAGTTCCATTCCATAGGAATGAACAGACTATATAATCCCGAGCGAGTTTGGCCATTGCGATTTCGCTTTGTAACATCTGAATCATAATAAAGTTTTTTAAAGTTTTCCCCACCCTTGTCTAAGGCGTTCGAGGTTGACCCCATCATACACTTACCTATAACTCTACTACCTAATCTTAATGTTGTTTTTGTAACCCTCCAGTTGTTGAGGATGTTGTTCGGCCTTTCCCATTTACCTGATTCATCGTGGACGAGGAGTTTAAGTTTCTCTCCATCATAGGAGTTGTCACCTGTGTTCTTCCAGTCGATTGTGGTATCAAGACCCGTGATCTCCTTGACTGTTTCGTTTGTGTCAAGTTTCTTACGTGTAAATTTTGATGCTGGAACTCTATACGCGAGCTCTGTCTTTGGCCTGTCCATACCATCTTGGATCGGTTTAAAAAAGAACGGGTAATTAACGGAAATTGGTACAACCTTATCTGTGAACATTGCTTTAGCATCGGGACCAGATTTGGACAGTATGCCGTACCGTGAATCCGAGGATATTGTCGCAAGGTTAACTGTCTCAGCTGAGGACATAAAAGAGAATCCTGATCTACGGTTTTTAAGATAGCACATTCCATAAGAACGGGCGTCTGCCTTACATGCCTCCCAGAATATAAAAAATAATCTGTTTGCTTCTCTAAAGTCTGGCTTCCCAACATCAATTTTGGACCACTGCAGGTACATAAAGTGAGTACCAGTAATGTAAGTATCCATGCCTTTATTATTGAACCAAAAACCTTGTTCCCTTCTAGTAAACTCTTTATCGATGTAATCATACCATTCTTCTTTGAATTCAACAGGGTATTCTTCCCAATCAAATATAGTTTTTATTTTCTTTAGCTCATCTGGTATTGGAGTTCTTTCCCAGGAATTAGATTTAAACTTAGCAACATCACTAGGTTTAGGTAGTGCTATCTTTAAATTCTGTATATCGTATATTTCTCCTATCTCTCCCGTCTTACTTATAACAACAACATCATGCTCTTTATTATAGCCATATTCCCACTTTTTATACCTATTATTTTTTTTAATAATATGTGGCTTGATATGGTCATCTACGACTTTGTATAATTCTTGTTTATACATTACCTAGATCTTCCTTCTGCAAAACCTTTGAAGTTCTTTTCTTTAACTTCTCTTGGCTTGTTGTTTAATAAATCCTCTTCTTCTTGAATACGTTGCAATATTTCAAAAGCATCGAATATAGCTAGCTTTTTAGTAGCTGCCGCATTTTTTAATCTATCAGCTGTTATATCGTCTCCTGAATCAACAATAGCTTCTTTAGCTACCTTTATTAATTCTTCAACTGCTACCTGCCCAGCTTGGATTATATTCTTCTTCGTCTTCTTTATATCCATATTCTAATAAAATATCATTTGATTTCATACAATATAAACGTTCTCCGTCTATATTAAACTCCCATTCAGACCCAGCTTTAAACGTCACTATGTGTCCTGGAGTTATTCCTAGCTCTTCTAAGGAGCTATTACCTATTTTCAGTATACCAATATTATTTACCTCTATATTGTTTGTTAGAAGCTCTGTATCTTTAATTGGCATTATGAAACAACGATCGTTGATCGATTTCCATACATGTGATCTCTTGTACAAATAAACTTGATCAACACCGGCAAAGTATAAGTTGTCTTTAAAATAAGATCTACTATTTGTTTGCTTACCTTGCATGTTATAAAATCTTCTAAATACATTTTGATGTATCACAACTATATCACCTTGTTTAACAGGCGTTGCAATAGCGAGAGGAGTAGATACTACCTCAGCAAATCTGTTTACAAATTTCCAAGCCTCTATCTTAGTATTTAAAACTAATTCTCCACCTTCAACTTTTTTTGTGTTTGCATATCTTTCACCTATCGGCTTAACGATAAAATCGTAAACACTTCTCATTAGTATTTCAATTCATACTCGATTGATATAGCCATATTAGAATTAAACTTTTTCCATGGTAATATCTCTTCGTTCTTTGTAATAAATATGTTGTATGATGAATCTTTATCTTCTAGCAAGATATGAGAAATAATATGTCCCCCATAAACCTCTTGCCCTACAGAATAATGCATAGCATCATTTTTATAATCAGCACCTACGCTAATCTTTCTTATGATGTTATCCATTTTATTCTTCTTTTTCTATTTTAGTATATGTACCGTCTTCTAAATTTATATTGATAGGTCCGTACTTTCCTTCTAGGTCATTTTTCATTTCCTCCATACCCTTGTTGATAGTGGTTATGTTGTGGAGTAAACTGTGTTTCTGTGTCTCTAATATACCTATATTTGTTAGAATTTCATTTAACTTTTTTTGTTGTTCAACTACTTTCTCTAACTCTTTTTTTTCTATTTTATCCATTTGATTTAATTTAATTTTTTATATTTTAATTTCTTATCGTTTCTAGTATAATATATTGTTTCGTTAGCGTCACCTTTAAAAACTCTCTTTAAAGTATTGTCGTCTACTAAAGTATAAGTGGATGTAACTTTATGTCCATTCAACTTGTTGTGTAGATTTGTAACTACATACTCTGTGTTTTGATTAACAATATTTTCTAACAAAACTAAATCTTCCTCAAAACTAACGTTATGAATTGTCTCAACTTCATTATTAAACTCATTTACAGTTATTATACAAACATAACTTGTTCCCTCTGATTCCCACATTCCTTCTAGTAATAGTTTTTGCGGAATAGCGTTAGGAAACTCTACTGAATTATTACTAGCGATAGAACTTTGAGCAAATGCAAATGTATTAAACATTAACATTGCTGTTAAAAATATATATTTCATTTAATTTGATTTAATTTAATTTATTTATTTGATTGTATTTTTTTTGCTTTTTCCCAACTACGCCCTACAAAATAAGCGCCATATACTGTCACTAATAGTGTTTGGAAAATTGGTATATATTCTTCAGATATTTGAAAATCACCCACGTTACCATCAAAGAAAGCACAAACAGTAAATATAACTGTTAAGTATATAAGAACTAAAGGGCGTATATTTTTAGAAAGCATACTGTCTGAGGCCATGTCTGACTTCCATCTTTCAGTAACCTGCTGTTGAGCTTCACTGTCTGCTTTCTCTAATATTTCAACCATTAGCCTTTTAGCCTCTAGTTTTTCTTCCTTGGTTGTAGTTAGTTTATCGATAACGTCACCAACCTCTTTGATGACGTTACCAGATAACCATTGCCAAATCTTTTTCATTTAATAACCGTCAAATGGGTTTTTAAAGTCTGTCATAGGCTTACCTAAAGCAGCAGCTCCTTTTTTCTGCGAATCAATAACATTTTGTACGTTTTTTGAAATCTGCTTGTTGGTGTAACCCATATATTTAGCGTACTCGTAATTCTTAGTATCTCCAGCATTCTTTGTTTGATCTCCTCCTCTGAAATTGCTAATATTTGTATCTCCAAAGTTCATCATTCCAGTAGCTTCTTCTTTAGATAAAGTACTGTATGGTTTTCCTTGAAAATTAAAAGTCTCTTTACCACCTTTTCTAGCCGCTGCATAAGCTGCTCCGAATCCACTAACTGGATCTGTGTGTCCAGGCTTGTGTTTACCAGCACCTTCATATTTAGGTGCACCATTCATGTACATACCAGCTCCGTCATAAGACTTGGAAGGTGAAACTCCTTTCGCCATACCGTGAGCAACTACATCACCTCTTTTGCTTGGTGATTTTCTTGATTCTCCAAACGTTTGAGCGTAACCCATCTTAGCTGAGCTATCTTGTATTGTTTCTAATTTCTTAGCAGGTACAGCATAGCTTTCGCCTTTCATACCTTTTCCTTTTTTTGCCATAATAAATAATTGTTAATTGGGTTTTTTATTGTTTTTTTGCTTTTATCTCGTTAGCGTAAGCTGGTCCTTCCCAAGGTCCAGTTCCTTTAGCGAAATGTTCTTTTGAGTATTTCTTACCCCTATAGTAGATTTGTTTATCGTCCCAACTAAAACCCTCGTGCTTCATTTGATTTACATGAGTTTGTTCGTGAGAATGTGTTTCAGTTTTCATAGCAGGAGATAAATCTTCTTCTATTATTATTACACCGTTTTTCAAGGTTCTACCTAAAGCTGGGTCACCAGACATGTCTCTTTCATACACGGGTGTAACACTTGTAGCATAAGGTGGCTCTATAGTAAACTTATTTTTTAAAGCCTTCATTTCTATAAGGAAATTTATTATTAAACCATTCTTGCCTATTGTTACAACCACAATTGATATTAAGCCCGTCGGAGACAATGTCAACAACGTGCTTAATACCTGTTTTTTGTGTGAAATTAGCTATGCTATCACCTAGCCCTTTGGGTTTCATTTATACGAAGTTGACGTTTCTAATGTACATCTGGTCTCCGTTGTCATCTTTTCCTAAGAAAACTTTAGCTTTTACTCCTCCTGGGTTAGCTGTTAAAGCGTAATTAAATGCTTTAGTTCCTAAGCCCGCTGTCATTACTGGAGTTGTAATTGCTCCAGTAGGTGCAATAGCTAAAGTAATTTCTACTTTATCACCTGGTGTTCCAGCTGTTGTTAATATTTCAACAACGTTGTCTGCTGTTTGAATAACTCCTACAATGTTGTCTTTGTTTACTAATACTTCTCCGTTTTCCCAGTCACTGACTGCTCCAACTACTTCGAATGCAATAAAGCTTGCTGCCATAATTTTTGTTTTTATTTATTAATTGATATTTGTTTTTGATTTAGTACAGTTTACTCTGTTTATTTTAATGATGCTTTTCATCATATTTAAGATCTCCAGCTAATTTTGATATGTGCTTTTCGTCAGCTGTCATATCAACATCACTATGACCATGAGCATTGTCATAATCTACATCTTCTTTTAGATATTGCATATGTGCTTGATCATCTCTTCTTGTAGCCGCAAAGTTATGATTTGTTACTCTACTATGTCTAGAGTTTCCGCTGTATTTTCCGTAATGTCCGTCTTCGTGTATTGCCATTTTTATTGTTTTGTTTTGTTATGGTGTACAATTTGTAAAATTAGGTTTTGGTTGTGTCCAAGTTGAAGAAGTTCCATCACTAAAAGATTGACAAGCCGCAACATTTGGATTCACACTCCATCCACTTAAATCTTGATTCATTGTAGAAGGACTTGTAACTAAAAACATAAATCTCATATTATTCACACTACTCACATCCCAAGAACTGATATCTTGATTAAAAACTTTGTTTTGTATAAACATACTTTGCATAGCAATTACGTTACTCACATCCCAAGAACTTATGTCTTGATTAAAAGTGGTATTGGAAAACATTTGTGTCATATCATTTACACTACTCACATCCCAATTATCAAGAGGTTGATTAAAAATAGTAGCAAAACCAAACATATCTTTCATAGTAGTAACACTACTCACATCCCAAGAGTTTAAGCTAGAATTAAA